AAGCGAAAACGATGACTATTATGTTTAAAACAAAAGAAGTTGGATCGTTTTCCATGACTGACCATGTGTATATTGGTAATGATAGATGGCATTTTGGCAATGTGATTACTTCAAACAATCACATTTCAGTTGTTGAACTTTATCATGAGATCTAATTATGGGTAAATATGAATTATTAGAGAAAGACGTTTACTCAGTATTTTCATCTAATGAATGGAAAGCTGAAAACATAAAAACATTCCCGACAAATTTCGTAGTTATGAATACTACTAATGATGAATTTATTCGCGTATCAGTGATACCTAGTGGAAAACCTATAAATAGATACTCATTAGCAGGCATTCTCATAATTGATATTTTTATAGCTGCAGGCTCTGGCACAAGACGTGCTATGGTGATAGCAGATACCTTAGATAGATATCTTGTCGATCAATCTAAGAAAACGGGTACAGGAACGACTCAATTTGGTATTAGCAGTTTGGTTCATAATGGACCAGATAAAGCTTTACCAGTTATTCATAAAAGTACCTACACAATTGATTTTAACTTCTACGGAAGTTCTACTTAAATTTAAAGGGATTAAAAATGGCGGCTAATCATATTAGTTCTATCAGCAGCGCAATGTTTACAAATTTGTGCATGACTACTGCAACTCAAGCAGCGACAGCATTACCGACAGTTGATGGTACTACAACTAATATTTTCAACAATACAGCTAACTTTGTTGAAATTCGTAACATTAAAGAATTTCCTGCAATTGGTACACCTGCGAATATTGTTAAAGTTCCTGAATATGGTTCAGAAACTTCTTTCCAAATTCAAGGTCAAGCTGATGCGCCTCAAATGGAAATTACTTTAAACTATGTGCCATCTGAATGGCAAGGTAACGTACTCTTAGGCACAACTGCCAAAGTAGGCGGAAAAGGTTTATACATGTTTAGATTTGCATTGTTAGCAAAAGCACCTGGAGATCTATTAGAAGGTTTTGGTGGTGTTCAAAACTCTTGCTATTACTTCTTAGGTAAATTAGAAGCTTTAGAAGTAACTCCTAGTTTAACTGACGCAATGACCGCTAAATTGACTATTTCAGTACAATCGTCAATTAATGGCGCATTTTCAAATTAAGGAGTGAATAAAAATGGCACATATTAAATCTTTAGGCGCAGCACGGTTTGCAGACCTTTCCATGTCTTTATTAACAACTGCAACTGCTACCGAAACAGGCGCTTCAGCAATTACGTACGCTAATCTAGAAACTATTGTTTCAAAATTTGCTACTACACCTACAGGCAGTGGTGTTAATGGTTCTAATAACACAGCACTTGGAACAGCTTTAACTGCGGTTGGTGTAACTGGCGCTAGCCAAGCATTATTTTCATCTGAAGTAGTTAGTGCGGATACAATTAATGCTCCAGCTTTGGCTGCTTCACCTAAATATGTAAGAATTAGACATATTAAAGAATTTCCAACAATTGGTACACCTGCAAATATTGTTAAAGTGCCTAATTATGGTAAGAAAAACTCTATCCAAATTCAAGGCCAAGCTGATGCTCCAACAATGGAAGTGACGCTTAACTATATTCCTGCATTGTGGGCTGATGGTAATGTCTATGGCGGTACAGATGCAGCAACTTCTAAAACATTTGCTAAAATTGGTGATGGCCGTGTTTATATCTTCAGATTCTCTTTATTAGATACTAGACCAGAAGGCTATGATGCAGAAGTTGATGCTTCAGGTGATGGCGACGCTATTGGCGGTGATGGTTCTACTTCATTGAATCAAGTTGAAAATACAAGCTATTACTTCTTAGGTAAATTAGAAGCTTTAGAAGTAACTCCTAGTTTAACTGATGCAATTACAGCTAAATTAACAATTGCTGTACAATCAGAAGTTTATGGTGCATTTACTGTAAACTAATTTAACTTTCCTCTTATGAGGAATGCGTAGCAGCTGGCGCAATTAAAACACCAAAGCTGCGTTTAATTAAAGGATAATTATGGCACAAGATAAACCATTTAGCTTAGAATATGTGGTTGGCATAACTGTCAAACATATGTTAAAAAGCATAGATATTAGCATTAATAAAACATTCGAAAGAACGAAAGACGATACTTTGTCTCCTGAAAAGAAAACAGAGGCTTTCGAAACACTCTCAATTTTACATCAAATGCGAGCACAACTAGATGAACGCAAAATTAATCAAGGTAAGTAACATGTCAGAAGCAAAAGGTATTAAAGCTCTTGTTGGTCAACGTATGACTAAAACAGTTAAATTTTTAACCGGAGATGTTAAAATCTCTAAATTGACCGTCTCTGAAGTTTTAGAAATTCAAAATAAAGCTAAAGATGCAGATAAAGATGAATCAATTGGTTTGGAATTAATTAAAACAGTAATTCGTTCTGCTGTAGAAGGCGGTACTGAATTAGACGATAGCGAATTTGATAATTTCCCAATGGACGAATTATCTAAATTGTCTAATGAAATTATGAAATATTCTGGTCTAGGACAAGATGCGGGAAAGTCTGCTTAGGCCCTGAAGAACTACCTATATTTGAGTTAGCCTTTCATTTGAAAATGCCTGTATATAAAATATACGAAGATATGACATATGAAGAGCTTTTAGGCTGGTTTAGTTATTTAGAACAAAGGCCTATTGAATGGCGAGCAGACGACAGAGCTGCAAAGCTTATTCAAGTACAGGGAGTTAAAGAAAAACCTTGGCAACTTTTTACTTCATTAGATGCTATTTATAATCCAAAATCTAATCAAGATAAGGAAGAAGGCGAATTTGATCCTAATAGTTTCAAACGTTCTGGATTCTTCCAACAATTAGCTAAGGCTTCTGGTGGCGAACAATTATTAGGAAAGTAGATGTCTGTTAAAGTTAATATAGATCTTTCTAAAGAGCTTTCTAAAGAAGGTGAAAAAAGAAAAAAGATCGAAATGGAAAAACTAGTTAACTCTTTAAGAGATGCTACTCCTGTTGATACAGGACGTGCCAGAGCTGGCTGGAAAGTTGAAGAAAATAAAATAATTAATGATGTGGAATACATTGATGAATTGAACGCAGGCTCAAGCAAGCAAGCACCTTCACATTTTATTGAAAGAACACTACTAGCGAATCGAAACGTAAGTAGCAACGGTACAATAGTTGTACCAAAATAAAAGATGATCATACCCCTTTATTAATGCCTGATGGTGTTGGTAAAGGGTTTTTAATGGAGATTTGACAATGTCGGGTATCGTAATTGATGTCGAAGCTAATACAAGGAAAGCGCAGAAGAATCTAGACGAAGTAAATGTTGCAGTTAAAAATATCTCATCAAGTGTAGATGGGTTGACTAATGGATTTAAAAATGCTTTTGTTGCCCTTGGAACAGCATTCACAGCGGGTCAATTATTTGACCAATTTAAAACAATTACAAGTGATTTACAACAAGTAGAAAATCAAATAGCACTTGTAACAGGGCGCTCATATGAGCTATTAGAAGTTCAAAGAAAACTAAGAGATGTTTCAAAAGAAACATACGCATCATATTCAGATACTGCTTCTGTATTTGCTTCTTTTGGCAGATCGATGGGAGATGTTAAAACATCTTCAGCTGATTTGTTAAAACTCACAACTACTATACAAAAAGCTATTGCAATTTCTGGATCAAGTCCTGAGGCCGCGAAAGCCGCTATTATACAATTAGGGCAAGGACTTTCAGCAGGTGCATTGAGAGGTGAAGAGTTAAATTCTGTAATGGAGCAAACTCCGCGTATTGCAAAAGCTATTGCAGACAGCATGCACTTAACCTTAGGCGCAATGCGGTTACAAGCAGCAGAAGGAAAATTAACAACTGAAGTTCTAGTAAGGTCTTTTAAAGAGCAAGCTAAGGTAATTGATAAAGAATTTAATAACGTAATACCTACAGTTTTATCAGGGTTAACGCGAATTACTGAAGAAGCTGAATTAATTGGAAATTCTTTTGCAAAGGGCTTAGGCGCAATTAATCTGACTGGGCAAACTCTCAGTAAACTGGCCGATACATTAGGTACTACAGCCGATTCTGCATTTATTATTGGCGCTAGCATTACTAGTACTTTTAAAAATATTTCAAATTCACTAGAATACAGTCTTGCTGCTACTATCATAAGAGTCAAAAGACTATTTATGGCTTTTTCAGGAGCATTAGTTGAAACAGGAATTGCAACGTTCATCTCTAATACTGCAGAATTGCTTACTGTTTCTTTTAACAATATATTTGGCGCATACGAACGAAATAGGATTAGACTAGGTAAGTTGATTAAAGCGCCAATAGAAGGCAATTTATTCTCAAGAATTTTTGCTTTTCCTGCAGGGGCGCTCAAACAAAACTTTACAGATATAAACGATTTATTAACTCTTGAAGTTAAAAGAATGGGGATTGACTTTAGAATAAAAGTAAAATTCCTAACTAAAGTATTTAAATTTGCAGGACAAGATCTCTGGTTGGCATTCTCAGAAGGCGTTGCAGATGCCTCTAAAACAGTATTTAGATGGACTTCTACATTAGCATTTTTCAAATATAATTTTAAATTATTACTTGGCGATATCATTACTCTGGCTTCTGAGTTCTTAGCCGCTGCAGCTGTTTCATTTGATACAGATGGGATGATTAATAATTTCTTAAATGGATTTTCCCCAATATTAGGTACATTAAGTAGAATTTTTGCAAATGTATTAAATCTTGCAAGCAGCTTTATGGACACCCTTTATAAAGAATTGTCTAATTCTGGATTTGGTGCAATAAGTTCTATATTTGAACCTTTTGCTAAAATATTAAAATGGATTATACCTGTATCTTTAGACTTTTTATTTGTTTCTGATAAGAGTCTTG